CACGCCTCCAACTTTGCGCAAGTTGCTAACGAGTATCTGAACGTCCAGTTTGGATGGGTCCCCTTCATAAACGACATCTGTAGCGCTGTTAATGTTACTCAACATTTCAGCGAGAAGGCACGGGATTATGCTCGCAGTAGCGGGCAGAACACCCGTCGCCGATCTACAGTTTTTAACGACTCAAGCACTACTACGTCGTTAGTTACGAGTAGCTGGAATGGTGTACCAGCTCTCCCTACGGCGTGTGTTGCTTCCCCGGGGAAGTTGTATAAGACGGTGACTACCAAACAGCATATCTACTTTTCGGGAGCCTTCACATACTATCTTCCTACTGGTGATGATTTCATCAGTAAGATGAGACGTTATGAAGCACTCGCGAATAAGTTGTATGGTGTACGGGTAAATCCGACACTCTTATATCAACTTACTCCGTGGTCTTGGGCCGCAGATTGGGTCAGCAACCTTGGGGACAATGTCCACAATTGGTCTGCTTTCGCGTCTGATGACCTAACGATGCGCTATGGTTATCTTATGGAGGAGAAATCCACCATAACTAGCTATAGCGGTGTTGGTCTTCGTACTAGCGACGGACAAACCATCAACTTGACTCAGGTTTACACCGACACGGTGAAGACCCGAATTCAAGCATCGCCTTTCGGCTTTGGGCTTAGTCCTGGGAGTTTTTCTCCCAAGCAATGGTCCATTGTCGCGGCACTCGGGATATCCCGAGGACCGCGCCTCCTAAATACTTATTAGGAGTTACACCTTCACAAAAGCGTAGTATTTTCTACGCATCTGCAAAAGGGTTGCCAAATGGCTTTCGCTGATCCACAAACTTTCAATGCTCTTACGCTTCCGCGTACGGGCTTTTCGAACAACTCGTCTGATCCATCGACGTTTGCAACGGCCGATGGTACGACGAAGTTGACCGTCTCGAACAACTACGGCAAGCGTACTCGCCGTACTATTCGAGTCGATTTTTCGAAAATTGCTGCCGACCCCCTGGTTTCCGCCCAGAATATCAAGTATTCCATGGCGGCTTACCTGGTTGTCGATCTCCCCATCACCGGTTTTACCGTTGCTGAGGCGAAGGCGCAAATTGATGCGTTGACGGCCTATCTCACTGCGTCCACTGGCGCTCGTGTCACCCAACTTCTGGGTGGCGAGGTCTAGTTGACGTCTAGGGGCAGGCTGTTCGTTGGAACAGTGAGTCATTTGGCTATGGATACGCAACCCCAATTTGGAGGAACGTATGAAAAGCCTTATGACTCTTCTGCAGTACGTACTTGCAGATGCAAGTACGTGGTGTCGCACTAGCACCACCATCGATCTTAAAAAGATCGAAGGTCGAGTTGAGCACGAAGGGTTATCGTTTCTTACGATAACTCTACCAACCTTCTGTAAAGACTTTGAAAGAAGTCTCGACCAGGGGATGGTTACTCCTGACCTTTTTTGCTCTTTTGCAAAGAAGGGGTCTCTCCCCCGATTATTCGGAGGTTTGACTGAGCTCGTGTTTGACCGCAGTAGCGGCCGGTTGCTTGATGAACCTGACGTAACAGCCATCTTCTTTATCCGTCAGATTACTCTGATGTTTAAGAAGATACTCGTCCCTTGCTCGTCTGAGCGCGAGAGGAGTGCTTATGTCAAATACATCAAGTGTGAGAACGAAGTACGCACTTGGTCGCAATCACACGAATCTTCGGATATTCTCCGAGAATTCGATCGTGTTTGTGATCTTCTTTGGTGTCATGATCTTAGCGATCTTGACCACAAAGTTCATGTTGGTGGCCTTAGGCCCCGACATGGAAAGGGTGCGACCGCTGACAGACTTTACGGTAACGCAAAGTTTGCCCTCGGAACTTGGCACAGCCGTCTCGAAGAATACTTCCCTTCGGGGGAGTACCTCATCCCCAATTGGGGATTCTTCGACCGACTCGACCGAGTAGACTTCGTCGAACCCGGTTCTGAGATTCCCGTTAAGGTCGTCTCAGTTCCTAAAACGTTAAAAACGCCACGTATCATTGCCATGGAACCTACTTGCATGCAATATGCACAGCAGGCTCTCTTGGTTGAGATCGTGAATGCTCTTGAAAGGAGTAGTTACCTTGCCAATAGCATTGGTTTCCGAGACCAAACGCCTAATCAGCGATTGGCTCGAGAGGGGTCATATAATCCGGGTAGCTTTGCTACTCTGGATTTGTCTGATGCCTCCGATCGCGTTTCTAATCTGCTTGTTTGTAGACTTCTTAGACGGTTTCCCCACCTGGCTGGTGCGGTTGCCGCCTGTAGGTCTACTACTGCAGACGTACCTGGG